GGAGATGAAATCCGAGGCGGCGCTCCGGGAAGCGGCACAGGAATTTGGCGTCGATCCAAAGGCCGAACTCTACAAGCTCCCGGCCACATTTGTCGGGGAGTACGCCGAAGCCGATGCAAGGCTCACGCTTCAGTTATGGCAAATTTTCAAGGCCGAGTTGACCAAGGAAGACCTGTGGCAGATCTTCGAACTTGAGATGGAGGTGCTGCCGATTGTCATAGAGATGACGTGGCGGGGCGTCCGCGTCAATCTCCACGCCGCCGAGGAATGTAAGGTCGAGTGGCAGAAGCTCGTCAAGAAAACCCTGTCCAAGATCAAAAAGGAAACGGGTGTCGAGGTAGAAGTCTGGGCCGCTGCTTCGGTTTCAAAGGTCTTCGATCATCTGGGGTTGGACTACGGGCGCACTCCAACCGGGCTTCCCAGCTTCACCAAGAATTTCCTTTCCGAGCACGAGCACCCCCTGGTCAAACAAATCGCGACGGCGCGCGAATACGACAAGATGGGTAACACGTTTATTGCCAGTATTTTCCGCCATACGGAAGGTGAAAGAATCCACGGTCACATCAACCAGCTAAGATCCGAAGGTGGAGGGACGGTCACTGGGCGCATAAGTTGCTCGCACCCCAACCTCCAACAGATACCGGCACGTAACCCGGAGATGGCGGCGAAGGTGCGGGGGCTGTTCCTCCCCGAACCGGGCGAGCAGTGGTCTTCGATTGATTTTGATCAACAGGAGCCGCGCATCCTCGTTCACTTTGCCTCGCTCACGAACCAGGGCCTGACCGGTGCCGCCGAGTTCGTCAAGGCATACCGCGATGACCCTTCTACAGACTTCCATCAGATGGTTGCCGATGTCGCCGGAATCCCGCGCAGGCAGGCCAAGACGCTGAATCTCGGGATCATGTACGGGATGGGCCAGACCAAGATGGCGACCCAGCTAGACATCTCCATAGACGAGGCCAGACGCCTCCTGCGCCAGTACCATGAGGACGTGCCATTCGTGAAAGAGTTGATGGACGTGTCTCAACGGCACACGGCCCACCCTCTTAAAGGTGGTTCCGTCAGGTCCCTGCTTGGCCGCAAGTGCCGCTTCGATCTCTGGGAGCCGGTCCAGTTCGTCTCGGCACGGGCGCATCCAAAAGAGAAAGCCGTTTTGGAGTATGGCGACAACATCAAACGAGCGTACACGTACCGCTCATTGAACCGATTAATTCAAGCTAGCGCAGCCGATCAGACAAAGGCCGCGATGGTCGCCGTAAACAAGGAGCACGATGCCGTCCCCCTCGTTCAGGTCCACGACGAATTGGCCTTCTCGGTCACCTCCGAGGAAGAGGCTCGCGCACTTTGCAAAACGATGGAAGAGGCGGTCGAATTAAAGGTTCCGACACCGTGCCAGATATCGCTTGGTGACACGTGGGGAGACCTCGTGAAACTTGACGATTAAGGATTTGTCCCTTATATATGCAGAAGAACAGGAGGTCATCATGGACCCCGGACGATGGAAATCAGTTGTGGTGCCAATTGCCACCTACAGGGTGCTTCGTGACATGGCGAAGCGTGAGCACCGAACCATTAGCGGGCAGTTCACCTTCCTCCTCGAAAAGCATCGAGAGAGCGAGACACAAATATACACGGCCCATGGACAACAGGTTGTCAGAGAGGCGGCAGAGAAATGTTAACCCCTCTCGTCGTGGCAATGGCCGCATATGGAGTGATTCTCCTTGTCAGCAAAATTGCCCAGTGGGGAATTTAACGTAATATGTGCCGATCCACCCTGGACGTTCCAGACATGGAGCGCCGAGGGTAAGGGCCGCTCCCCCGAACAACACTACGACTGCATGAGCCTCGCCGATGTCCGGGCGCTTCCCGTTCAAGACATCGCCGCCGAGGATTGCGCCCTGTTTCTGTGGGTGACCGACCCGTTGCTTCCCGAAGCCTTCAAGCTTATCGAGGCCTGGGGTTTCACATATAAAACGGTGGCGTTTTATTGGGCCAAGTTAAACAAGTCCGCCCCACGGCTCCTCTTTGCGGTGCCCGATTTCCACACAGGCATGGGCTACTGGACACGGGCCAATCCCGAACTCTGCCTTCTCGCTACAAAAGGCAAGCCGCAACGCGTTTCAATGTCGGTGCGACGGCTCGTCATCGAGCCACGCCGCGAGCACTCCAGAAAGCCCGACGAGGTGGCAGACCGTATTGTCCATCTCATGGGCGACGTTCCCCGTATCGAGCTGTTTGGCCGCCAGTCTCGCAGAGGCTGGACGACGTGGGGAAACGAGGCCGATAAGTTCGATGGGGTTGACAGTGACAACGCGCTGCGTCAATATAAGAGTCCTCCCAAGCGACAACGTGGTTGTTGACTCCTGCTACGTTGGCGCTGAAACCTCCTGGCCTCCGAGATCCTTTCTCGGAGGTCCTTTTTTTCTTGACACCTGTGGGACATCTCCCATATATAGGGTGATGCAGAAAGGAGTCAGACTATGATTAATGTAAAAGATGTCGTCGGCGATCTGCAACAGCACCGCTCCGCCCTGGCACGGGAGGTCAAGACCCTCCAATGCCTCCTCGAACCACAGGGCACCGGCAGTTTTCACACCGCCATCTCCGTCTTGGAATGGCGGGTGGGGAAACTTGATGCGGAAATCTTGAGCTGGGGGACACATGATGCGTGATTTCTCACCCACCGAGCTTGTCCGCCTCGAACTCAATTGCCTGAAAGCGGCGTCCAAGGCCCATGATCCGGATTTCAAACGGATCTGGCTGGAACACGCGGCGTCTCTTCGCGCCAAATACGACAAAACAAAGGAGTTGCACTGATGTTTGAGTGGCTGAAACGCAAGAAAATCGAGGGGGAGCCGGTCGCCGATATGAGGATCGACGCTCGCGACCACCAGTGGATACACGACCAGCGGCAGGGAACTCCGAAGGTGCTGCTGAAGTATGCAGGGCTCCAGACGGTGCCGAAATGGTGCCATCCGGGGCAGTCAGGGAAAACGATCATCTGCCCGGAGTGCGGCGACCACGCGCACGTGTACCACTTCGCCTGGACCGCCGTGACCTGTGATTCTTGTGGTGCGGATGTTCCGAAACATGACTGGTACTTGGCGGCTTCAAACGAGGATGGTGAAAAATAACTTGTTGACATCCCGTGATCTCCTATTTATATAGGACATGTTGAGACTTAACACATAGGAGGGGCAAATGCCCACGGCTAAGAAAGAAACCGTCACGATCTCCGTCAGCAAGCTTACCCAAAAGTCTTGCACCTTACGCCTTCTCGGTACGACGCCGCTTTACCAGAACCGCATGTCGGCCAAAGCCAAACAGGAATTCCTCGTTGGCGGCGGAAAAGGCAAATCCAAAGCGGAGCGGGCGCACATCAAGCACGACCCGCTCCAAGAGTTTGTGGATGCCGCCGAGATCATACCGGACGGCCCCACGGCTTTGGGCATGAAGGTCATCGCGGTCAAGGCGGCCATGGCTACCGCCGCCCTCGAAACGGAGGGCGTCTACAAAACCGAAATCCAGCGGCTCCTGTTCATGCCGGGGGACTTGGTGCCTCTTTATGGCACGCCACATCTCAAGATGGACATCGTCCGCCAAGGGGGCATGAACAAGACCCCCGACATCAGGACGCGCCCATACCTTCCCAAGTGGGGAACGGAAATCGAGATGCGCTACATCACCCCCCAGTTAAATCTCACGTCCCTGTTCAACATACTCTGTAATGCGGGCGTGTTGATCGGACTGGGCGACTACCGTCAGGAGAAGGGGAAAGGCAACTTCGGGTCTTTCCGCGTCATCTCCGCCGACGAACAAGACGACGCGTGGGATGACCTCGTCGCACATCACGGCAGGGATGCCCAGCAACGAGCACTGGACAATCCCATGTGCGCCGATGCGGACACGGAAGATCTCATGCAGTTCTTCAACGACGAAGTGATTCGGAGGGAAGCTGCATGAGCGTCAAACTCCTGCGCAAGCAGCGGGCGGAAATCGTAAAGGATTTTTGCCTGCGCCACGGTGGGGTCTACAACCCCCAGACGTTTGTCGAGGAGGTCAGGTCCACGGGGCCTGACCATCCCGCCTTCGACTTTTTCACATGGGACGACACAAAAGCAGCCCGCGAGCATCGCACGTGGCAAGCGCGGATGTTCGTCCAGGGTTTGAAACTGGTGTTCCAAGTGGAGCACCAAACCCCAACGGGCCGAATAAAAATCCAGGAGCGCGACGTGCCCCTGCTTCTGTCGCCCTCGTCCACGAGACAGGACGGGATGGGTTATTATATATTCGATCCTAACGATCCCGACCATCTGGAGGAGCTACGCCGACAGGCCGTCGTTGACCTCAAGGCATGGCTCGTGCGCTACGCCGTCGCGCTCGATACGGCAGGGCTCACGGCCCAGCCCCTTGAACGGATCATCTCGATCCTCGAACCCGCAACCACTGCTCTACAAGCAGCGGAATAGGAGTGTTGGCACGGCAGGCCGGGATTGGCATGTACTGGATTGGTGAGGTCAGGCGCACTGTGGAGCGGCAAGGCAGACACGGTAGGCGAGGACAGGTTAGGTTCGGCGGTGTGCGGGGAGCCACGGCCAAAGGCGATGCGCCGTGGCGACATCTGGCATGGCAGGCGTGTACCGGAGCGATGGAGCAAGCCGAGGCGAGACCGGGCCGGGTTTGTTTTGGCGCGGTTTGATGCGACACGGCAGGCCTGGAAGGCTTCGGCTAGGTGTGCCATGGCCGGGTCTGGAAAGCTTCGGCAGTGTTTGGCATGGTTCGAATTGTTACGTTCTGGAACGGCAGGCGTGTACCGGGCCGGGTTTGTTTTGGCGTGACATGGCGAGGAGTGATGACACAAGGCAGGCGCGACGGATCTTGGCTGGGTCAGGTGCGATGCGTCCCGGACTGATCGGGCATGGCTTGACGCGGACCGGAAACACAACGCAAGGCAGGCCGGGACCGGCCGGGACCGGATTGGCATGGCGCGACGGGTTTTGGTTTGGTCACGCGCGACCCGGAAACACAACGCAGGCTTGGTCCGGCTCGTTTTGGAGTAACTTGGCGGGGTCCGACCTGATCTGGAAAGTCCCGGCCCGGATGGGCAACGCAGGCATGGTCACGCATATTTGGGTGTGACGAGGCAAGGCATGTTCGGCGTGGCGAGGCAGACATGGAAAAGGGGGCGACAAATGGCTAGCGACAGAATCTGCTCACGGTGCGGGGGCGTTGATGAGTTCGTCTACGAGATAAACTGGGAGCCTGTGTTTTATTGCGCCACGTGCGACGTCCAGAGTACCAGTTCTCACGAGCTTTGTGGCCCCGACGAAAAGGCCGTGGACGACGCTGGCGAGTGACATGGAGCTACTCTTCTGGGTTGTCCTGGAAGTGGTTCGGGCTTTGGTTATGTAGCAGATATCCCACTGTCCCACTGTCCCACCTATAGTAGTAATTTTGCTATTTTATTTTTTTCTAAAGCTAGAGTCTAGAGACGGGATATGTGGGATTGGTGGGACGGGTACATAAGTCCCTTATATGTAAAGAGTTTTTCCCTCGAAAACGTCCCACCTCCGGAGGCGCAACATATCGCTTATGGGACACTTTTCCCGTTAGTTCCAGTTGATCGGAGGTCCGGTTCACTGGTAATATCGGGGAAATGATCCCATACGCCTCGGTTAGAGGGTGTTGTTAATGTCAAGCGGTGGGACAGTGGCGGGACAGCGTTGAAACTAAACGGAAAAAGACCTTTTTGGAGGGTAAAATGCCTAATAGCAACCGCCCTGGACCAGACAGTGGTGGGACAGGCAAAAAAGCTCTTACACGCGGCCCAAATCGTAAGTTGACGCGGCGGCAAGAGAAGTTTGTTAAGGAACTTGTGTCGAATGACGGTTTGATCACGATGCGTGAGGCGGCGATACGTGCTGGATACCCTGCGGCGAGTGCGCATACTCGTGCGTATGAACTCACCAACAATAACATTTGTCCCCATGTCGTTTCTGAAATTAAGAGATATCGAGATGAGCTAGACGAGCAATACGGTGTCACATTTAAGCGCCACTTATCAGACCTCCACCGGCTTCGTGAAATTTGTATAAAACAAGGTGCGTTTTCGGCGGCGGTCCAAGCCGAGAAAAATCGCGGCTTGGCTGAGGGTTTGTATGTCTCTAAATCGGAAGTGAGGACCGGCTCCATCGATTCGATGAGCCGCCAACAAGTGGAGGAGGAGCTTGACAGACTTCGAAGCAGTTTTGAACCAATTATCGACATCACGCCCACGGAAATCCACGAACAAGATGCCGAGGGAAGCCCTGAAGAATCGGGAGGCGGGGCTGTGGAGGCTGATCAGCGACGGCTTGAGAACGACGGGCCGGAAGATTGAAGCCACACGTCTCGAAAGCTGGGCGCTCCCTGGATTACCCGATGTACTTTTTTGCGGAGAGTCTGGTCAATTCAGCCTACTTGAGCTTAAAGCCGTTAAAGGACGCGCTGGTCGACTCGATCTCTCGCCCCATCAGTGCGCGTGGCTTAGTCGGCACTCCCATTCTAACAGTTTTATTGTGCTTCGCGACCGTTCTCTGGATATTAGCGTTTTTGCTGCTGCCGATGCTGTTGACCTTCGCTTGGGTGATTTTGCGACCGTATCGGCTTTGGGTGTTTATAAAGAGCCGTATGACTGGGATGAATTTTTTGAGTTGACCTGTCCGTTATAGGAGGGTACAAGGGAATTCCCATAGCAAAGGAGTCAAGGGCATGACATACGACTACGACTTTAAAGGTTCGCGTGAACTCACACCGGTAGAAATTAAGGACTTTACGCTGGAGCAGCTCCGGCTGATTTTTGAAATTCGTGCCGCTGATATCGACGTGTTTATCGGCATTCATGGTCGTGTTTGTCTATCGAGTGAGATTGAGAGTGCCTGTCTTAATGGTGCAATCGTTCAGGTCAATCTTGAAACAGCCGCGCTTGATGATGTCCTGGAAGACGAGTCGTTTCAGTATGCGTTGAAACAGGAGAGGTGCCCAACATGTGGAGAGTTGCTGGAGGACGCCGCGTGATGGCCTCTAACAAAGGAGTCGAGGAGGTAAAAACCATGAAGATGCGCGAGGTGAAGTTCAAAGTCACCCGTCACGATTGTTGGTATCCCGTTTACGAGGTTCCGGCACACATGACAGACAACGAGGCTCTGGAACATGTCCAAAAAGAACTGCCTGAGGAGGTGTACGACGAATACCTAAACGGACGCACCTATGATCAGGAGTGTTTTTCGGAGCTTGCGAAAGACGCCGCGTGATGGGCTGGCTTGAAGATTGGCTGACTGATTTTTTCCAGCGCCTTGCAGAATGGTATGAACGACGACGATGACCTGGGTTGACTCCCTGGACAACTCTGCCCCGTCTAGTGCGGGGTATTTTTTTGTTTGACTCGCTGCGCTATGCTATGTTATGGGTTAAATCCTACAACAAGGCAAGGAGTCAAACTGATGGCCGATGAATGGAACAGTCGCGTGGACGTCTTGTATGTCTACGAGCGTTTACACGATGCATTGTCGCGCCTCGCTCAAGAGGTGGACGTTCTTGATACATCGTCACTTGATTGCGACGATTTGGCACGGCAGATTTCTGATATGTCGAGTGAAATGGCGCACAAGTTTAAAGTCGATACCGGTGTTACCGTAGGCGTAGCGCTGGGTTGGGACATGCAAACAAGATCCGTACAGGAGTCAGCGTGATGCATATGCACTATATCGAAGATGAACAAGGCGATGTCGTGGACATTGTTCCCTACTGTTCGGACTATTGCCATCGTGAAGGCGAAGGCACTGATTATAAGGGCTGGAATGGTTGCCACGAAGGTGCAGACTACGATCAGGAATGTGCAAACTGCGGCGACTTAATTCCCGGTCTAGAAACGGTGGAGGCTGCGTGATGGTGACCGCCACGTTCTGTGAACAAGATATCCTTGATACACGCGAGGACATCATCACGAAGGAGGAGGCAACACGCTTTCTTGAGCAAAATGGAAAGTATATTGAAGAGGCGATGGTTAGAGCAGGTTTCGAAGCAATTGCTGATTTATGGTTGGACGCCGCGTGATGGGCTGGCTCGAAGACTGGCTAACCGATTTCTTCCAGCGCCTTGCAGACTGGTTTGAACGCCGCCAAAACTGATCCCAGGTTGACTCCCTGGTTCAACTCGCCCCGCCAATCGCGGGGCATTTTTTTGTTTGACTTCCTGGATTATGCCGTGCTATGGGTAAAGTCCGATAATACAACAAGACAAGGAGTCAGTCTGATGAAGATCACTAAGACACAACTGGCATCACTCGCCTACCTCAAGCAGTGCGGGGGAGCCGTGCTTACTAGCGAATGGGTGAACGGCAGTGGCCGGTACACCACCAAGCGAGCGATCCCGCCGTGTTGTAAACGTGTGGAGCGTTGGGCATCTTGGTTCCCCGAATACCCCGAAAGAATCAAGCGAATGTTCAAACTTCACCCACGTTGCAAGGCCGTGATCGCGATCACCGATATGCGCACTGCGAATCGTTTATTGAAGGGATATGAGGCATGAACATTAGCACCGAGAAATTGCA